TAGAATACATGGCTGTGTTACCAGAACCATCAGAAGTAGTTATAGTATAGTTAGCATTCTGGTCTGTTGGTTTTCCATAAATTACACTGTCGTATGCTTCAAATGAAAAATAATTTGTAAAACCAGAATAGTTTGCTAAACCTTGTGTAGTAGATACAGAAGCATTAGTGTCAGTCCTAACAACTTTAAAACCAATACCATCAGCCGCACTGTCCCAGTGTGTACTAGATTGACCATACAAAAGTATATCTGTAATTTTATTTGTATCTCTAAATTTACTATCAGTAGACGCATCATTACCTGAAGGTAACTGAAAGACTACTTCTAGTTCTTGTGCCATTGATGGGTGTTTTAATGCAACTTTATATTCTCTACCATAGTTTGTTAGTTTACAAACAATTAAAAACTCTTCTACTTTAGCCGCAGACGTTGTGCTGTCAGCCGCTACTGTTGTTGCTGTGTTAGCAATAAATGTATAATCAGCAATGTTAACTAACTTAAAATTTTCTCTAGGGTTTGTTGAAGTTAAATAACTTGAACCACTTGCAACTGTAACTGTCTTTTCATTACCTTGTAAATCAAATACTTTTATTCCACCATTATATAAAGCTACAATGTATTGATTATCAGCATCTCTTTGTATTTGCCAAAATTTTGTTTTGTTAGAATAAATATTACTACTGTCTAATGTTGCTACAAAATCTAAAGGAGGTCTTTTAGATAAACCATCTACTAAACCATTTTGAAAATTTATTTGGTCTTCTCCCTGATTAATACCTCTTTGTGTTGGTGTCTGTTGTGACATACCATTTAAGAAGTTAGGAATAGATTGTGAAACAACACTTCCCATAATTAGTAATGCCTTCTAGTGGGTCTATGAATTATAGAGAATGTATTGCTATCACCTTCAAGCATATTAATGTCACTCTCTTGGCTATCTGCTTGATGAAATGCCATAAGAGCTTCATTCTCATCTTGACCAATTAATTGTGTAATTTCTTTATCACCTATAAATCTAGCCGCAAATCTTCTCGCCGCTTTTAATGTAATATATTGTCTAGCGTATTCTGGTAAATCATTAAACTGTTGTACTAAAACTAAATCAACTGATTTAGGAGCTGAAGTAAATACATCAGTATGATTTTCCATATCGTATAAATAACCACTTCTAATAGTGTAATTTAGGTGTCTGAATTGAGAGTTTGCGTCTGCCTTAACGCAGTTTGAAGGTAGGGGTACTTTGCTGTCACTGTCTAAAGATAGTGATTTATAATTTGTATGTGTATTAAAATTCCACCCTTGTGATTGGATAGACATAGATGTTTCATTAAGAATATTTTTTGCTGTACTTACATCAACTGTAGTAGTTCCAGTAATACTGTTCACTGGTGCTTCTCCAATTGTAGAGAGCATTATATTTACAGCTTGTAATTCGCTAGTAGGTGTAATCTGTGTAGTCATCTATCCTTTGTGTTAAATTTTGTGTGAGAACACTGGGCGGATTGTCAGTGTTAATCTCCGCCCAATGTAAGTAGAAGTATTATGCTTCTTTAATACCGACTGCCGCTTCTGGTCTTAATACACCATGACCCATGCTGTATTTAGCAACCATTAACGTACCTTGTCTTCTGATGTCGTACTCTTTTTCAACAGCTAAATCCATTAGCTTAACAGTTCCGACTGCTGAAGGGTGAGATACAAGAGCAACAAAGTTTGCTAGGTTAACTGCTTGAGGAGTTGACCCACCATTAGTTGCTGAACCTGCGTCTGCACCTGAAGTAACATTAGAAGATACAAAATGAGGAACTGGTACTAATTCAATTCCTGCAATCTTTGCAACTTTACCTGATGCAACACCACCATTAGCACCACCACTGAAGTCAACATTGACTGCATTAGTAGCATTCGCTAATTTGTAGTATTCTTCCAATCTCATAAAGCATTTTCTGCCTTCTGATGGAACATAGTTTGCATCAAGCTCTTTAGCCGCCGCAAAGATAGCATCTATCATTGCATTAGCCGCAGTAGCATCTGTAGTAGATGCAATGCCTGTGTTAGTTATGTTACTTGTAGTATCTCCACCTGTTACGTTAGGTGTAGTTACTAAAGATGCTTGACCAATAGTTTGTAAGATATGCTTATCTTTTTGGAAAGATAATGCTCTACCCATTTCAGTAGAGTACGCACTTCTTACGTCCCAATGGTTTTTTGCCTCTTCAATATTTGAAACAAATACTGATGAGATTAATAGGTCATTAATTGTAATAACCTTTTCGTTTGAGTTAACATCTGAACCTGTAATTTCAGTTCCAACTGCGTGATACGAAGCACCTACTCTACCCAAAACTGGGAAAGAAGCAGATTTTCCGTTGCTGATACTTCTTACCATATCTGCACCTGCTGTTTTTGAAGCTCTATCAAATGAAGTAATTACTTCACCTGCGAATACTTTTAGAAACAGAGCATCATCTCTAGTTGAACCACTATTTACATTTCCAAATTTAACTGGACTTGCGTTTGCCATATTAGTTCTCCTTGTTATGACGTTAGTTTATAAAAGCCTCTTCAATAAGTTATTTAGTCAAGATTGTCCCTCGCAAGGGGTCAAGTTATTTGGCTAATTAAAGTTGGCAGTTGCCACGCATAAGCGTTGCACAACTATGTTAGCAATCCCACTTTCGAAGTGCTAATGCTTTTCTTGTAGGTCTACCTTTAGCGTCAGTCATTCTACCTTTAACTCCTGACATTCTCGCACAAAATGATTTACGTCTACTACTTGTTTTACTTTTAGTAGGTGCTTTTAAATTGTGACCTTTGGTTTTAAAGAAAGCCCTTCCTCTAGCATTTAAGCCACCAGAAGGACTTTGATATTTTTTAGCAACCATTATGCTTTCGCAGTTTTGGCGGCACGTTTGAATTGTTTAGCAGTAGGTCTTCCTTTAGTACCTGCTGTTCGCATCTTTTCACCTGAACCTGCTTTAATTCTAGCACGTTTCTTATGAATGTTGGCGTATAATCCGTTCTTTGCCATTATGCTTTTTTCTTCTTATTCATTATTTTAGATTTTAAAGCGGCAGGTAATCTTTTCTGTCCACCTTTTAATTTATTGCTTGGTCTTCCTTTTTTAGACCCATACGTTCCTCGACCCATTGGCATAATTATTTATCCTTTTTTTTAGTTTGTGTTTCGACTATGTTGTCTATCTCTGATATTGCATGTTTAGCATGTACTAATTTATCAAACTGTGATTTTATAGTTTTCATAAAGTTGTCATGGTCTGCAACACCAACAGAATTTTTTAAAAATGTATCAATAACTGCTGTACTTTCCGCAACCTCTGCGTCATACAGCTTTCTTAACGCTACTAACCACATATTATAAATCTGACTTAGCTAGTTTTTCTTGAACCATTGCTTGATAAGCAGGGTCTTTTTGGTATCTGTCATCACCCATAGCGGCAGTAACTTCAGCCCAAGACTTGTAACCATCTTGTCCTGTGATTGTACCTTTGCCTTCTACGAGACTTGGTTCATTACCATTTGCACTTTCAAATTTAGCTTTTAATCCTACGACTGCTAACTTTGCAGTTTCAACATCTTTAGAATTAACGGCTGTATTGTAAGCTGTCTTTTCTTGTTCGGACATATTCTCTGCCGCCCAATTAGACATCTCTGCGTAAGCATCTGCACCACCTACCATATCTTTAATAGATGTTGCTTGTTGGTCAGCGATTGCTTTTTGACCTTCAATAAACTGGTTTACATAATCTTTAGGTATACCTGCTTTTTCTAATGCTTCGTATGATTTTGCATCTAGCTCACCTTTTTCATTATACTCTGTTGCAAGGTTATCCATATTTAAACCTGCACTCTCAACTGCTTTTTCAGCTATATCTAAATCATTTTTAGTTTCTGTTTTAGGAGCATCTTCTTTAGGTGCTTCTTCTTTGTTGTCACCAAGTTTCTTTTCTAACTCTGAATATGACTTTGCTAAATCTTCAACACTGTTGAATTTTTCAGGTAAGCCTTCAGGTTTACTTTGTGTAACATTTTCTTCTACTGGTTTTTCGCTAGTAGTTTCTGCTTCTTTTATCTCTATTGTATCTACCATTTGTGTTTCCTTATTGTGGTTTAGTTAGATTGTTTGCAACTTGAGGAATGGCTTTCTCTGCCATTTGCATCATCTGGTCATTTTGCATTTGCTCTTCTTGAGCCGCTTGTTCTTCTGCTAGTTGCTCTTGTGATTTTAATAGACCATCTGTATCAATCCCTAAACCAATAGCGATACGTTTTATTAAATCATCAGGGTTTAACGCCTGTACAACTTGCGGATTTATCTGTGCTAGATTTCCTATCTCTGCAACAAATTCTCTTAATTTTTGTAAATCATTTCCTCTACCTAATGCTTCAATACCAGTAATAATAGTTGGTTGAACTGTACCTTTAGGTAGTTTTGGTATTTCATTTGATTGTTCCATTCTTTTCATCAGTATAGAAACTAATGGTAGTTGGAACTCTTGTGATAGTAATGAATAAATACCACCCATAGCAGTCTCTAATTGTTCTGCCATGTATCTAATTTCTTGTGCAGTTACTCTTTCTGCATCTCTTTGTATTGCTGTGTGTAGTAAGAATGCGTAAGACATTCTCTCTTCTAATTTAGCAATAGACTTTTCTACTACTTGTAAATCATATTGTTTTTGTGCTTGTAGTACAGACACATCATCAGCAGTACCAGTAATGATGTCACCATTTCTAGTCATAGCTAAATCTTTTTTTCTAGTAACAGAGTTAGGTCTAACCATGAATACTATTTTAGATGATGCCGCCGCACTCTCTACAAGTGCTTGTGATAATCCTTCTAATGATTTTAAGTCACCAATAAATTCTTCTACATATCCTCTGCCGTAGTCTTCGTTGTCAACTCTTACCATTCTTAATGCTTGGTAAGGCATTCTTTCTTTTTTAAATGTACCAACACTTTCTGGTATTTTAATTCCGTTTACTTCTTGGCAAACATAAAACTCATTGTCATTTAATTTGTAAACATGTGTGTATAATTCTATATCTTCATCTGATTTATAATCTGGGTCAGCTATAACTTGTGCAGATACTTCTTGACCTAAAGATAAAATACTAGCTTTCTCACAGATAACTATTTCTAATACATTACCTGACGCATCTCTTCTAACTACATACTGTGATAAAGGAAACACTCTCATGCTACCTTTTTTAGGTAAATAAGTTAATACATTACCACCTACAATAAGATGTTTTAATGCTTCAAATACAGAAACTCTTAATGCAAGTTGTTCAATTTTACCTGACACTTCTTTTTCTATTACAGACAAAGACTTCTCTATGTCAGTCTTCATGTCTTTATTTTCTTCTAATTCTTTTTTAGCGTCACCTGTAATTGATAATCTAAAAAATGGGGAGTTAGGGGGAAGCAATAATAAAAGAAGTTTACTTGCTAGATTGTTGACACCTCTTGCACCAACTGATTGGAATGGATTGTATAGTTCATCTGAAGATGTAAAACCTTCAGGTTTAATAAGTGATGGGATAGTTAATTCACTACACTCTTCTGCTCTATCTAAATAGTGTTCTCTGTCTTGTTGTAGTTTAAGATATCGTTCTTTAGCTGTATTTGCTTTCTGTAAACTACCTGCGTATTCCATCTAATTAGACTGTAGTGTTAGTAGCTATGTTTAAACCTGAAGAAGTATTTAACGAAGAAGTACCTGCCTTCTTTGTTTTTTTCTTCTTAACATTTAAGTCCTGTTCGTTTGCTGTAACCAACTCTGGTGCAGTTTGTTCACTCACAGTTTGTGAAGTGTTAACTGGTGTTGGAGCAGGTTCAGGAGCAGGTGGCATTTTTCTAGACATGCACATATTATTTATCCCTCTCTTTAAGTGTGTTGATAAAATTAACTACGTCCCTTTGACCTGCTTTAAAATAAATAGTTTTAGTATCATCTTTTAAATCAGGTGACTTTTCAGGGTAAACTTTGTTTAACAACTCAATAAAGTCATTAACATTTTCAGGCAGAACTAAATCTTCCATTACGTTTTTCATCTAAAAGTGTAAGGTTAGTCCCAAAGATTACCTGTTACAGTACCTTTGTTATATTCTGTGGCTCTATTCTCAAAGAAATTAGCATGTTCTACGCCATTTAATACCCAATCTAACCACGATAATGGGTTTTCTTTAACACCATAATTAGGTTTTAAAGATAACTGAAGTAGTCTTCTATCTGCTATGTATCTAATATACTCTTTAACTTCATCAGCTTTTAATCCTCTGATACCACCCATAGAAAATGCTAAATCAATAAACTTATCTTCAAGGTCAACCATGTCTCTAGCTGTTTGATAGATACTTGCTTTAAATTTTTCTGTCCAAATATTAGGGTTTTCTTTTATGATTTGATGAAACAATTTAATCATGCTTTCAACGTGGTGTGTCTCATCTCTGATAGACCAAGTTACTATCTGACACATGCCTTTCATTCTTCCATATCTTTGGAAGTTAAGAAGCATAACAAATGATGCAAACAACTGTAAGCCTTCACCAAATGCAGAGAAACAAGCTATCTCTCTAGCCA